GATCTTCGTGCCGTTGAGGGTGGAACTGCGCTTGCGGTTCGACGAGCGAATTCGGGGATCCGCCAGCTGAGCGAGAAGGAACTGGACGCGCTGTTAGACCGATGTGCGCCGCGCGCATAGCTAGTTACCATTATCGATTGAAATTACCCGCCTTTAGGGCGGGTTTTTAATTTGGCGACATGGAAAAGATTCGAACCATTCGACTTTACGGAAATCTGGGGGTGCGGTTTGGTCGCGTGCACCGGCTGGCGATCGCCAATGCGGCGGAGGCCGTGCGGGCGCTGAGTGTGCTAGTGCCGGGGTTCCGGGCTGAGTTGCAGGACAGCAGCGAACGGGGCGTGGCTTATGCGGTATTCATTGGCCGGCAGAACGTTGGTCATGATCAGATGTGTACGCCGCCAGGCGGTGACGACATCCGCATTGCGCCGGTCATGCGCGGTGCAAAGCGCGCAGGCCTGTTTCAGACGATCTTGGGTGTCGCGCTCGTCGCGCTGGCATGGTGGAATCCTCCGGCCCTTGGCATGACCGCGCAAATGGCGTTCGGTGTGGGTCTGGCGGGCGCCTCGATGGCGCTCGGTGGTGTCGTGCAGATGCTGTCGCCGCAAGCGAAGGGCCTGTCGACGAAGGATTCGCCGAACAATGGGGCCAGCTACAACTTCAACGGACCGGTGAACACCACGGCGCAGGGCAATCCCGTGCCGATTCTGTACGGACGAATGATCGTCGGCAGCGCCGTGCTCTCCGGTGGCATTTTCGCTGAGGATCAGGCATAGCGCCGCGTGTCCTTCAATAACCTGGCCCCGCCTTCGTGCGGGGCCTTTTCATTTGGTGCAGGGAATATGCGCGACATCATTGGCTATGGGGGCGGCGGAAAAGGTGGGGGCGGAGGCAGCGCCCCGTCGGAAAGCCCGGACAGCCTGCACTCGATCGCGTACGCGCGCGTGCTGGATCTCGTTTCCGAGGGGGAGATCCATGGGCTGGTCAATGGCCTGCAAAGCGTCTACCTGGATAGCACGCCGCTGATGAATGCCGACGGCTCGCAGAATTTCCAGGGCGTATCGCTGGCGTACCGCAACGGCACGCAGGATCAGGACTACATTCCCGGCTTCCCGTCCGTTGAGAACGAGGCGGCGGTCGGCGTGGAACTGAAGGCGGCCACGCCGTGGGTGCGTGCCGTGAACAACACTGCGCTCTCTGCGGTGCGCATCCGGTTGGGGGTGCCCTCGCTCTCGAAGGCCAACACCAGCACGGGAGACATCGGCGGGTATCGGGTCGAGTACGCCATCGATGTCGCAACCGATGGTGCGGCATATCATCAGGTGCTGCTGACGGCTTTCGACGGTAAGACAACCAACAACTACCAGCGCAGCCATCGTGTGGAGTTGCCACCAGCCAGGCAGGGGTGGAACGTGCGCGTGCGGCGGATCACGCCAAACGCCAACAGCAACACCATCGCGGATACCACTCGTATCGAGTCCTATACCGAGGTCATCGACGCCAAGCTGCGCTACCCGAATAGCGCCATCGTGGCCCTCCAGATCGACGCCCGGCAGTTCAACAGCATTCCGGCGCGGTCGTTCGACATGAAGGGGCGGATTCTCCGCGTGCCGTCGAACTACACGCCGGAAACGCGTAGCTACACCGGCGTGTGGGATGGGACTTTCAAGACGGCGTGGACCGACAACCCGGCGTGGATCTTCTACGACCTGGTGCTGCATCCTCGCTATGGACTTGGCGATCGCGTGAACGCCGCGATGGTCGACAAGTGGTCGCTCTACCAGATCGCGCGGTATTGCGACGAGCTGGTCCCAGATGGGCGGGGTGGGCAAGAGCCACGCTTTACTTGCAATGTGTACCTGCAGGCGCGCGCCGACGCGTACAAGGTGCTGCAGGATCTGGCGTCGATCTTTCGCGGCATGGCCTACTGGGCGTCCGGCACCGTGGTCGCTGCGGCGGACATGCCGTCTGACCCGGAGTACACCTTCGCGGCGTCCAACGTGATTGGTGGCCGCTTTTCCTACGCCGGCAGCGGGCTGAAGGCCCGCAAGACGGTGGCGTTGGTGTCGTGGAACGATCCGTCCGACTTCTACCGGGCCAAGGTCGAGTATGTGCCGGATGACGATGGCATTGCGCGCTACGGCGTGCGCCAGACCGAGGTGACGGCATTTGGCTGCACGTCGCAGGGGCAGGCGCACCGCGCCGGGCAGTGGATCTTGCTCACCAGCCGCATGGAGACTGAGACCGTGACATTCGGGGTCGGCCTCGACGCGGCATTAGTGAGGCCGGGTAGCGTTGTCCGCATTGCAGATCCTGCTCGAGCCGGGCGGCGATTGGGTGGCCGCGTGCGCGTGGCACCCGGCACGCGCCAGGTGCAGCTCGACAAGGTCGATCAGATCCAGCCTGGCGACGCTCTTACGGTCGCCTTGCCCTCAGGGGCCGTGCAGACGCGGACGGTCGTGGAGGTTGTGGGTTCCACCGTCCGGGTGTCGGCGGACTGGACCGAGAGCATCCAGGCAGAGGCGGTCTGGGCGGTTGACAGCGCCACGCTGAAAACCCAGCTGTTCCGCGTGCTGTCGATTACGGAAGGCGATGGCATCACCCGTCAGGTGACGGCGCTCAGGCATGAGGCGGGAAAATTCGCAGCGATCGACAACGGTTCCCGGCTGGAATCGCGGCCAGTGACCGTTATCCCGCCATCCGTACAGCCTCCGCCCACCGGCGTGGAAATCAGATCGTATTCCGTCATTGGGCAAGGCATCGCGTCAACGACGATGGTTGTCAGCTGGTCGCCATCGGATAGAGCCGTGGCCTATGAGGTGGGATGGCGTCGCGACAACGGGGAATGGGTCAGGGCCGGCCGTACGGGCTCCTGCAGCCTGGAGGTGACGAGCATCTACGCCGGCACGTATCTGGCGCGTGTGCGTGCGGTCAATGCCCTGGACGTGGCATCGATCCCTGCCTACTCGGTGGAAACGGTGCTGACCGGAAAAACGACGCCGCCGCCCGTTGTGACGTCGTTGGTGGCCACAGGGCTGGTGTTCTCGATTCGGCTGGATTGGGGGTTCCCGCCGGGGCCATCCGATGTGGAGCGTACCGAGATCTGGTACAGCAAGACGCTGAGCCGTACTGATGCCATCAAGCTGGCCGACTTTGCCTTCCCGCAGAACACTCACACGATCATGGGATTGGCGGCCGGGCAGCGCTTTTGGTTCTGGGCGCGCCTGGTCGACAAGAGCGGCAACATCGGCGCCTGGTACCCGACCGGCAACGGTGTGCAGGGGCAGAGCAGTGCAGATGCCGGCCCCATTCTGGACGCGATCGCGGGGCAGATCACCGAATCCCAGTTGGGCAAGGATCTGCTAGGGAGAATCGACCTGATCGACGGCCCGCCAGATATGGTCGGTTCTGTGGCTGCGCGGGTGAAAGCCGAGCAAACGGCCCGGACCGATGCGGATTCGGCCTTGGCCACCAGGCTGGATTCGGTCGTGGCGACATTCGGGCCACCGCCGATGGCTGGGGATACCGGGACGAATGCCGGCTCGACGCTGATTATGGCGGGCGTCTGGTCCGAGCAGGCGGCGCGCGCGGAGGCCGATATGGCGCTGGCCAGGCAGCAGACCACGCTCCAGGCGCAAATCGGGCAAAACGCAGCGGTGGTGCAGCAAACGGCGTCAGCAGTCGTGGCGCTGAACGGGAAGATCTCCGCGGCGTGGAACATCAAAGTAGGGGTCACGCAGGATGGCAAGTACTACGGTGCAGGCATGGCCATCGGAATCGACAACGAAGCCGGCGCCGTGCAGTCACAGATCCTGTTTCAGGCCGACCGTTTCGCGCTACTGAACGTGGCCAACGGTGCCGTGACGTCACCGTTCGTGGTGCAGAACGGTCAGACGTTCATTAGCCAGGCATTTATCGGGGTGGGATGGATCACCAGCGCGATGATAGCCAATGCGGCCATTACCAATGCGCAGATTGACAATGCTGCGATTACGACGGCCAAGATCCAAGACGGCAGCATCACAAATGCAAAGATCGACAGCGCTGCGATCGACTCGGGCCAGATCCGCCTGGCGGCAATCCAGAGCGCCCACATCGTTGACGCCTCCATCAGCACGCTGAAGATTGCTGGGGAGGCCGTGACGGTCCCGCGCGGCTCCGTCAATGGAAGCGGCAGCACTTCCATAAGCGATACGACGATCTGCACGATCTCGATGCCTGCCGGTATCCCAACGGTGCTTGTGCAGGCATCGGTTGTACTCCGGGCGGCCGGTACAGCGCGGGCCTACCTGGTGCGCAATGGTGTGCCGGTGTCGGATTACTACTTTGGCTCTCAGGCGGGCCCATCGGTCGTGACCCCGACGCTTGCCTACTTCGACACGTCCCAAGCCGCAGCCACGTATCAGCTCGTGGTGGGGCCATCTGGTACCGGTGGGCAGGTCGATTGGAATGGTGCCGTGCTGACCGGACTTGGCATCAAGCGATGAGGCTTGGTTCGGAAACTGCCGCCTTCGGGCGGTTTTTTATTGGCCCGCCCTGTGCGGGCCTTTCTCATTTATGGAGGGGGTGAATGTCAGAACCAATTAGCGGAGGGGCCGCGCTAGGCGTCGCGGGGGCGGCTGCCTTCAAGGCGGCGGGAGGGCCGGCAGCAGTCGCGGCTGGTGGGAGTGGCCTGGCGGCCATCGTGGTCATGCTGCTGATGCGCCCGCGTACGCGCGGCGAGTGGGCAGTGGCGCTGATCAGTACGGTGGTGTCGAGCGTGGCGGGCGGTGCAGCGGTGGTGCAGCACTATGAGCTGCAGTCGTGGACGCAGAACTATATCGGGCTGGTGGCGCTGTTCGGGCTCGTGTTCGCCTGCGGCCTGCCGGGCTGGGCGGTGGTGCGCTGGCTGTTCAATTTCATCGAGCGGCGCCGCGACAAGGATCTCGCAGACATCGTGCGCGAGGTCAGGCAGGAGGTAACGCTATGACGCTATCCGAAATCATCTGCCTAGCGATCGAGCCGGCATTGCGGCTGCTGCCGCCCGCGATGGATACGGTAAAGGCGCGCGTCATGCTGCTGGCCATCGGGCTGCAGGAGTCGGCATTCGCGGCGCGGCGCCAGGCCGGCAATGGTCCCGCCCGAGGCTTCTGGCAGTTCGAGCTGGGCACGCCTCAGTCGCGCGGCGGGGTGTGGGGGGTGTTCTTGCATGTCGCCAGTCGGCCGCACCTGGAGCGCCTTTGCCTCGCGCGGCGTGTCGCCTTTCAACCGGAGGCCATTCATCGTGCGATCGAGGTGGATGACGTGCTCGCGGCCGGTGTGGCGCGTCTGCTGCTTTTCACAGACCCCTTTGCGCTTCCGTCAGTGACCGAGCAGCAGGCGGCATGGGATCTCTATGCCCGCACCTGGCGGCCCGGTAAGCCGCACCCGAAGAACTGGCCTGCCAATCATGCCCGCGCGGTGGCGGAGGTCCAGTCATGACCCTGCCACGACTGCCGTGGCGTTCGATCCTAATCGGCGCAGTGGCGGCGGCTTTGTTCGCTGCGGGTTGGCTGGGTAATGGCTGGCGGCTCGGCGAGCAGATCGCCGAGCAGAAGGCCGAACATGCCACTGAGCAGCGTAATCAAGCACGTGTCCAAACCAAGGCCGTCGACGATGCCCGCATTGAGGAGCAGCGGCGCGTGGCCGAACAAGCGAAATCCACCAATGATGCTATCCGACAACTTCATGCAGCACAGGCTAGTGCTCGCGCTGCTGACGCTGCTCGTCGCGAGCTGCTCGCCCGTATTGCAGCCATCACCAACGCTGCCCGC